GTTGGTGCTACAGTTCGTAACACAATCAAGACTCTCTGGAAGAAGCTGGGTATTGATCATCAAATGAATGTCGATGACCAGACGCAGTCCCACAAAGTCCTTAGTTCAAGATTTCCGGAACTAGTAACTCTAGATCTCGAAGGGGGCTCCTCGTGCCTTACACTCGCATTACTGCGGGAAATATTGCCCGATTGTCTCCAAGATTATTTAGATTACATGGAGGGTACCCGTTTTAAAGTACCCCCGGACCTTGAATACCTATTAGGATGGGATTATTTCTGTCAAGACTCCTCTACCCCGGTTACGACCCTTCTAATGGGTGACTCCGTAGCCACAGCTATTCTTACCACAACTCTTTGGTCATGTTGCTTCTTAGCATACATTTATCACCGGTTAATGTTGAAGTTAGGCGTGAGTTCGGTCAGTCATTTAAGACGACTTGGGACACTACCTATCCACTTCGGGCATATTAAACGATACCTTACTGACTTTGTAGACCTCCCTATACGCGTTGTCGGTGATGATATTATTGTACCATCATACCTTGACGACGTACTCAGGAGTATACTATGTGACTTAGGAGTCACTGTCAATAGTGATAAATCGTCCACGGGTGATTCGATCCACAAGGAATCTTGTGGTTGTTGGGTTATTAAAGGCTATGATGACGAACTCATTCGTATCTACCCATTTAGACTACCAGAAACTGGTGCATTCGCACCTACGCTCGCCAATGTCCGTCAATTTCTCGACAAAGCCACTGATTCACGTGTTCTTTTAGAACTAGTACTGATGTTTATGGATATCATACCTTCTGGTAAGAAGTATCTCTCGAAGGAATCGCATCGTCCGAATCATATCGGATCGGCACTTGGATGTGGTTTGCCCTACGCTGCAACTGAAAAACCCGGTATTATGAATACCGAGAAGCTGCACGACACCACAGTGTATATGTTTGGTATTAAGAACCGGTCACTAGACCGCCTTAATTGGGAAAGCAACTCGCCGATAGGCGACACAATCCGGAAACATAACGACGGTCGTGAAATTATAGTTCGTAATGGGCGTTTCACCAATGCTCGTCGAATGCTGATTTCTAAATTCAAGGACCCTTCTCAACCAGTGATTCGTCATGCGACTAAGCGTCGCAAGCATCATAAGGGTGTTGGGTTTACGTCTCTAACGGATCCCACAGGCCTCGCT